GAAGCGAGCAGTTCGTCGCTGATCGGGACGATGGTGCGGCGCTTCGCGGTTTGCGCCCTTCCCGGTTTGCGGAAGTCGATTTGCCTGCGCATGAAATCGACGCGCTCCCATGTAAGATCGAGAATAGCAGACGGCCGCGCAACGGTGTGAAGCCCAAGCATGACATAGGTCTTTGCATGATCCGCGTGGACGGCATCGAAGAACCGGCGGAACTCGTCCCGGCTTAGGTGCTTCGGCTCGCGCTCCGGCAGCGTCGGGAGCCATAGCTTCGGGTTGGCCGTGATGTGCTTTTCTTCCCGGCCCCACTTGAGGGCGGTCGATAACTGGATCAGTTCATAGCGTGCGGTCGAATCGGCTACGCGCCGGGTCTTGCGGTAGTCCTCGCACATTTTCCCGTCGATCAGATCCGGCTCTACACCTTCCCAGAACGGGCGCATTGCCTTCCATGCGTCAGTTCGACGCTGGTGTGATGGCTTGGCCGCGATCGAGGCGAGGTAGCCCTGCATCACCCTTCCCACGGTCCACGGTGAACTGTCGCCTGTGTGCCAGCGGACGCGGGCCTCTGCCTCGGCGGAGGGCCGATCTTTCGAGACGAGGCGGATACGGCGACGCTTCGGTTGTCCGTCCTCGCCCGGTTCCCACCAGACGATTGCGAAGCGGTCCTTGAGCTTTTGGACGCTGTATTCTCGTTGCTCGCCTGACATTCGAACCTCTCCACTTCCTCTGCACTGATACGGATTAGCGCACCTGGGCGGAAGCAGCGCAAGTCCCCTTTGCGGATCATCTTGCGGATCAGGCTTTCACTGCACTCCCAACGCTCCGCGAGCTGCGGCACACTGAAAGGGCGGCGGTCCTCCTGTTGTGCCTGAGCGGTCACATTACTCTCCGTTGAGGTGCTTGCGGACGGCTAGGCCGGTTTCGTTCAACTGCGCCGAAAGATACCATTCAGTCCCAACCGGCTTGTCTGCCTGTGCCGAGCCGAGCCATTCTTTCCGCCCGTAGTAGACCGGATAGTGGTAGCCGAGTTCGTATTCGTCGGGTTCCATCTGCACATAGAGCGGCGGCATCGCATCCCACTGTTCCGGCGAAAGCGAGGTGGGTATCGTGGGCATCGCCAGCACCCAGTCCCGCTGCGCCTCGGTCAGCTTCCCGGCTATTTCAGCGATACTCTTATCCATTGTGGGCCTCCTGGGCGCGAATGGCGGCAGCGCAGAGAGCAAGCGCGGGGGTGGCTGCTTCGCCACTAAACTCAGGTATACCAGCGTCGTGATTTTCGTAGGCGACGTGTGCATCGCAATATCCCTCCCGAGCCTCAACCATCCACCACCATTGGCCGGGCCGAATTTCAGGATAAGGCTGGCTCGGCACCAGCGTCATCGCGGCGTCGAGAAATGCCCCCGCATTGACCAAATCCTCGAATCGCCGCCATGCTTTGGGGTCGATGCATTCGGTCCCGTGAACTGCCTCGTAGGCGCGAATGAACCAGATGCGCTCATCCCTCTCCAGCGCCTCGATCCGCTCGGCCAGCTTTGTTGTGTCGGTCATTGTGTTACTCCGGTTGGGGGTGGGCGATGGCCGCGCTTTCATCCTTGCGGACCACGCCTGCTTCGCGTCGTGGCGCTTCGCGTTTCAATCGCTATCGCGGGTCAGTAGGTCGGGCATGGCTCCCCCGCCCAATCTGTCTTGATGCTCTCGGGAGGTTGCCACGCTCGCTGCGCGTCCTCAGGCAGCGCTGCCCACCTCTCACGTAGTGCGGTAAGGATTTCCGGCGCGGTTTGATCGTCGGCGTTCACTAGCGCGACAACGGCCTCCATTGCCCGCGTGTAACCCTTGAACACGAAGTCATAGCGATGGGTGGTGCTGAGACTGTCTTCCAGCGCTTCGACAATAGCTTCACGGTTCTGGAAGGAATAACCGTCCTCGTTGGCGATTATCTCGTCAACGGTTTCCCGCAGGTGGCGAAAGGCTGACCAGCTTTCGTAGAGGCCATTCTTGAACTGGTCGACGGTTGCTTCCCGCAACGGGAGTTCGCCAAGCCTCTTTAGGTGGATGCGCTCCGGTGCCTTTTCGGTGGCCACGTTGCGTTGCGCGGCAAGTTCTTCTGCTCGCTTGTAGGCGGTGGCCTCGTCGGTGATGATCTCATCCTCTTCGACGCTCAGACTCTTGCCTCGGTAGCGCACGCCTTCTTTCCCGTATTCATTGACGGAATACCCTGTGATTTCGTCGGCGCGAACGCGTGGGATATGAGCGTCAAAGCGCAGACTGGGCACCTCGCTCAGCCGGTAGCCCCCGCTACAGCGCGGGCAGTCCATCGTGAACTCGTCACCTGACGGGGCGGTCACCTTGAATGACTTTTCGCCAAGGCAGTCGGGGCAGTCTATCTGCTTGGTTTCACGGTCTGTGGTGGGCACGAAGAACTTGGTGCCGATTGCATACTTGGGTCCGGTAGTGGCAAGCATCTCATTTCTCCTTGCAAAAGCGATTGAAGCGCGCAGCGGCGAAACTGCGCAGCAGGTTCGACCCGAAGGGCGAAAGCGCGGGCCGCAGGCTTTGCCCATCCTCTAGTTCGGTCTGTCGGCTATTCATCAACGCCTCCTTTGAGTGCGGCAAACTCTCTGCAAATATCCTCGAAGCGCGGGAGCATCTTGCGTCCGTCCGCTTCTGCTGCCTTGCGTCCTCGCGCGGTAATCGCTGCTCGCAATTGCGCCTGTTCCCGCTCGATGCGCTTGAAGGCGACGATCTGCTCGGCAAGCGATAGCTGTGCGCCTGCTTTGACCAGGCGGGGCGCGCTGCGATGGGTGCGCTCGTAGGTGCTGGCGCGGGTCATGCTTCACCTCGTGCTTTGGCGATTGCTGCGCGGGCTTTAACCACGCACTCTGGCTCGGTGGGATCAAGACCGCCCGTGAAGTCTGGCAACAGACCCTCCAGCGCCTCAAGCAATTCCGGCGCGGCTGCGATCAGGCAGGCGTTGGCTTCTAGATCGCCGGGAACGTCGTCCGATCCCATGCGAACATCAGCGATAGTATCAAACTGGCCTAGCCCGATCAGTCTATGCTCTTCGCCATCCCCCCGTTCGTAATAATAAGGGAAGACCGCCCAAGGCCCCGGCGTATGTGCTTCCTTCGCCACCATCAATTCTCCTGTCCTGCGATAAGTGCCTCTGCCCGCGCTATGCTGGCCTGAATGCTGTCGATTGCTGCTATCTGCGCGTCACACAGGGCGATTGCGGTGGCCTGCGATGCCATGCGGCCCCACTCCCGCTCGCGCAGATCCCGCGCGGCCCGTTCGTCGCAGCGCGCCTGCTGTGCCCTGCCCCCGTTCATGGCTGGGCCTCGCGGTAGGCTGCGAGGGCGCGCTCAACCTGTGTGGCAACCTCACTCGCGCGGGCCAGCCTTCGGCCCATGCTGTCGCTACTCGGCGGGAAGTGCAGGTCGTTCTTGTATTGCCAGATCACCTGCATCGCTTCATCTGCCGCCGCGACCAGCGTTTTGACTTCTGGCTGTGCTGCGGAGGCGAGACGGTGGGCGGCGAAGGCTTGCTCAATGCAATCCCGGTTGTCGCCTAGCGTTTTGTCGCCTGCCAGTATGCGCGCGGCCTGCTTATTGTGGAACGCGGTCACTGCGGCCTTGTCTGCTTCAGTTACGTCGTCCTGCGTCACATTATCCTGCATGGCAGCGGGCACCTTCTCATTATCCATGATCTGTCTCCTTGGGGGTGGCGGGGGCTTCAATCTCTGCCCAGCATTTGGGGCAGTAGACGCAGCCCGTGTGCGGGTCGCTGCGCACCCAGCCTTCGGGGATCGGGGCGTCATCCAGCGTCGGCTCCTGCCAGACCCCGAAGCCGTGGCCCTTGCCGTTGAAGCTATGAAACTGGCGGTGAGGGATGGTGTGCGGGCCGGTTTCGAGGTGGCACCCGTCACAGGAAAGTGTGATGCGAACGGTCATGCCCCGACCCCCACCGGAGCCACACGCGGCGTAACAAAGCGGTCAGGCTCGCCCCGAAGCAGCCCCGCAATCGCGGGCTGGTAATCGTTCAGGCACCAGCCAAGCGCGCTCTCTTCCGGCTGCGAAAGGTTCGCCAGCGTCGGTGCGCTTATCTCCATGTTCGCCTCGATAGTGCGGGCGATCTTGAGGGCGCGGGGTGCGTCTGCGGGGTTGCGCTCGGCATGGTCGCGCAGGCGGTCGATCAGGTGCGTTGCGCGAAGGATAAGGCTGTCCGCCTCGCTTGGCTTCGCGTCGGTGAAGGTGGCGGGGGCCGTCATTTCGTCTCTCCCTGCTCAGGATTGACGAGAGAGAGGTCGCGCCCCTTTGCACCCTTGATTTGCACCGTGCCGTAGTGCCACGGCCCCGGCGGGTCTTGGCTGAGATCGTAAAGCCAGAACCTCCGCTCGTTGTCGGAACTCATGTGGCAACCAACGATGTAGAAGTGTTCCCAGCCCGATAGCTGCTTTCCGGACGCGCTGGTCGCCGTGGTCTTGAACCAGACCCCCTGCCCCGGCCAAAACTCAGGACCGACCTTTGCCGCGCCTTCAATCCACTGCCACGCGATGTTGTTGGCCAGCGGCCCACCTTCGCATTCGTAGTCGCACGCGCGAAGCTGCTCTAGCGCAGTCTCAATCGACCAGTGCTTGTCCTTCGCCATCTGTCTTACTCCTTTGCCAAGTGGCTGTGGGCCCCTTGTATGTGCTAACCTGTGCAACGTCAATGCTAAAAAGTGCTTGACGCGAAAAAAAAGTGCCCCTACCAAATTCCCATGACCGAAGACATCACACCTGCGACCATAGAAGCCGGCGCCCTTGATGCCCGCGTTACGCTGAGCACTGTTCTGCAGCGCGCCAAGGTGTCTCGCACCGCATTCTACCGATGGCGCCGCGGTGAAGGCAACATGCTTGACCTCACCAAGCTGCGACTGACCGATGCCATCGACGATCTTCGCAAGGAAAGGGCTTCTTCCCCTTAGCCCTTTCCGCACCTGGCGCCGGGGAGGCTTTACTCTCTCCATGGTCGGCCATCCCGGCGCCCTTTTCTTTCTCATAGGAGAAAACCCGTGATTGAACCTCTCATTTTCACGCGCGAAGACGAACGCTCGCGCCTGGGCGATTACCTCACCGGCGCGGTGGCTGGCTCGATCATGGTCGCAGCCGCTTATCTGATCGTGATGGTGGTGGGATGATAAAGCCTCCCCTTCGAAGGTGGACGCGCAAGGACGCCGAAGAGGCTGGGCGGCTTTGGCAAGCCAATGTGCCGGCCGAACAAATCGGGCAGCGTCTGGGCAGGTCGCGCTGCGCTGTCATAGGCAAGCTGCACCGCATGGGCCTTCTGGGTATGGAACCTGCCCGCAAGCGAGTGCGGGACGAAAGAATCGCCAAGCGGTACAGCGATGGCGCGCGCGCCGATGAACTGGCCATGGTCTACGGCCTGTCGGCATCTAGGGTCACCGCGATCGCGCGCCTATACGATGTCAGGCGCGGCGCTGGGCGGCCTCCCATTCGCAAAAAGCCTCCCATGCCGCAGCAGCGCCAAGCGCAACGCACGTAAAGCACCCGGCGGCCTGCGCAGCCTGCAGATATTCCATCTGCCCATCCTGCCACTTGCTTTGCGTGTGGTCGCGGCGCTTGAGCTCGCACACAAAGGCGGGCGAACCGGGCACGATGATGTCGCTGGCGCCTTTCGAAAGCCCCTCGAGCTTGTGTTTCTGCATCGCGGAAAACTGCCCGCCGATCAGCTGGCCTTCATTCCGGGGGTGCACCGCCAGCAAGCCGTAGCTATCGGGATATTCCTTGCGGATCTTCGAGAAGAAGCTGGCCTGTTCGACGTGCTCCTTATGGCATTTGCCGCGGAAAGAAGTGTCGCCGTAAATGGGAATCGTTTTGGGGAGGATCATGACGCAGATCCCTTCGTGTCAATGAACAGGTCCGCTTGCCGCTGGGCGTCCTCAATGCGCTTGCAGGCTATGTCGAAATACTTTGGCTCGCGCTCGATGCCGATAAAGTCGCGGCCCATCTGGATCGCCGCAACGCCGGTCGTTCCGCTTCCCATGAAGGGATCTAAAATTAGTGCCGCAGGATCGGGTAATCCCTCAATGCACCACTTCATCAGCTTGAGCGGCTTTTGCGTAGGATGGCCGACGCGCTCAGGGTTCGTCTCGCTAATCGAAACCTTCAACTGGCGCGCGTTGCGGTCAAAGCTAGTCCACGCAAGCTCGAAGCTCGCCATTGAGGGCGGCGAATCCGGCTTGAACCATGAAAGCCACCCACGCGAAGGCGGCAAGGTGTAGTAATTGCCGCCCCAAATGATCGAGGGGGCAATGTCTGGCAGGGAAAGGACAATAGGAACCGGGCTATCGTCCCACTGTTCCGGCTGCTGCCCGGCACGGCGCTGCCATTTGGTCGGCTGTGCTGCAAAACCAATCCCATAAGGTGGGTCCGTGACGCAGGCATCTACATTCGGCAGCGTCGGCAGAATGTCGCGGCAGTCCCCGCAGGCCAGCTTTGCGCGGCCAATTTCAACCCACTCGATCATCACACAGTCTCCAATTCATCGGCCGGCATGTCGTATGCCAGCACCCTATAAAACCCGCTGTCGCGGTCTTTCACGTAGCTGATCGTCGCAGGGGTTCGCCCGCCAGCGGTTGCCTGCTCGTATTTTGCCATTTCCGCCATCGCGCGCCGGTGCGTGCCTTGCGGCTGGAACCATGTCGAAAATTGCCGGTGCGGCGTAACCCAGTCCACGCGCAGCGTCGGGTTGCCCCTTTGCGATACGCCGTGCTTCACCTCCATGCCGGTCACCTCGTCGGTCTGTGGCCGGGTCGGGTCGCGCTTCATGGCCTTGAATTCCGCGGCGAGCTTTTCGTTCGGATCCACGATCTCGCCCTTGCATTCGTAGCAATAGCGCGCCGCTATGTCGTTCATCTCGCCGCATTCGGGGCATTCCTTGCCGTTCCAGCGGTATCCGCAACGCGCATAAACCCCGCCGGGCTGCAGCAGTTGCCCGAAGCACCTGCGGCCGTAGTGGCCGGGCACCGGCCCGTGCTCCGATTGAAGCACGTCTCCGAACACGTCCAGGCAATAGCCATGCTGGTCGGTCTGGAATTCGGCATAGTCCTTGTGGATGCGGAATTCGTTTGTGTGCCCGCAATCGGGACAGGCAGCCTCGAGCGTCCCGCCTTCGCCTCCCCCACCACTGGCCTTGATCACCGGTGCGTAAATGTCGCCAACGGGGAAGTGTCGATCGACGTTGCCTGCATAGTCCAGCAGCAGCCCTTCGGTCTTGTCCGGGTGCAGGCGCCATGCGCGGCCCATGATCTGCTGCAGCAAGGCGGCGCTTTCGGTGTAGCGCAGCAAGGCGATCACGCTGGTGTGCTCGACATCGAATCCCGTGGTCAGCGTGCCCACGCTCACCAGATACCGGAACTTCTGGTCGCGGTAGTCTTGGATGGTGCGGTTCCGCTCGCCGCGGTCGGTGTCGCCGGTCACCAGTCTCGCATTGCCCGGGGGTAGGCTGGCCATAACCTCTTCGGCGTGCCGCACGGTGGCCGCGAAGATCATCACGCCGCCGCTTCCCTTGCCGGCTGCGCGGTGCGCGCGGGCCTGCGCGATAACATCCGCCACGATTGCCGCAGTCTTGCGGCCGTGGCCCACGAAAGCGCGCTCGATGTCGTCGGGCGCAGGCGTGCCGTTGGGCAGTAGGTGCACGCCGCTGGTATCGTAGGAGCCTTCTGCGGAATTGATCGCCCCGATCGTCATGGGGGTGATGAAGCCTTCCTCGAGCATTTCCTGCGCGCTGACGCGATAGACGCAGCGTGTGAAATACGGGTCGCGCGCAGTGTCGTCGCCGTTCGTCTTGCCATCTGGCCAAACGCGGAAAATATACCCACTGCCAAGCCGATAGGGCGTGCCGCTGAGCCCGATGACGCGCAGGTTGGGATTGGCCTCGCGCATGGCGTCGATGATCGCGCGAATGGTCGGCGTCATGCCGTGGCATTCGTCGACGATCACCGCGCAATAGCTGGTCAGAAAGCGGCTGATCGCATTCTTGACGGTGCCCGGCGTGCCGAAGACGATCGGGTGCCGCGTCGACTTCGCGCCCGCGCTCGCGCTGAATATGCTGGCGCGCTCGCCGGTCAACAGGAACTTGGCGAAATTCTGTTTCACGAGCTCCGCGCTCGGCGCCAGGCATAGCACGCGCTTGCCCTTGCTCATCTGGTGGAGCTCGGCGCCCAGCGCGGCGATCATGAAGCTTTTGCCGGCGGCCGGCGCTGCGTCGATCAGGCAAGGCTCGATCGATTGGCGCACCTCCGCAATCGCTGCTTCGACGCAGCGCGATTGGTAGGGCCTTAGCTGCATTGCTTGATCCGCTGACCCAACCAAGACATGCAGGGCACCGCCATCGAGTTGCCGAGCGCCTTGTAGCGCGGGCCATCGGGGCACTGGTTGGCGTCTTTGCCGCGCCACGGGATTTGCGTGTAATCGTCGGGGAAGCCTTGCAGCCGTTCGCATTCGCGCGGGGTCAGGCGGCGGACGGCGGAGCCTTGGAGCAAGCCGGGGCTGCGCTGTGTCCCGCTTTCGCCCGCGCTAAGGGTGGGCGCGCATTCCTCTTGCCAACCGATGCCTTGAGCCTTGGAGCCCTGTCCGGCTTTAAAGGCATAGGCGACGGCCTGAACCTTATTCCGCGCCTCAAGCGTGTAGGCTGTGTTTTCCTGCCACCCCTTGCCCTGCGGACCAGCGTCAATGTTCTCGCTTACGGCGCGCTCTTGGATTGCCACCGGCACCAACGGCGTCCCGCGCCCCGTGCCGTCCTCGCTTGCGTCGAAGCCTTCGCCGCGCAGGAAGTGGGCGATCAGGTTCGGCCCTAGCGCCGTATCCGAACTATCTGGTTGTTTGCCGTAGTTACTGGTCAGCGCACCTGCTATTTCGCGACAGCCTGTAGCGCCGTCATCAGTGAACCCGGCAGGCTCTTGCCCCTTTTCTCTGCGCGGCGCAGGATTCCCTTGCAGGCTTTCGCGCTCAAAAAGAACCGCTGCGGCACGTCGCCAGTCTCCAAGATGTCCGACAACGAACACGCGACGGCGGCGCTGTGGAACTCCGAAATGTTGCGCATCGAGAATGCGCCAGGCGAGCCCGTAGGATTGGCTGTCTGCCTGAACGACGACCCCTGCGTTTCCCCATCCTGATTCAGGTGGGGAGAAAATAGATCCGCTTGGGTATCCAGCAAAGGCGGCGATGAGGGTTCCGAAATCTCTGCCGTCGTCAGATGAGAGCAGGCCGGGGACATTCTCGAAAACGAACCAACGGGGGCGCTTTCGGTAAACAACCTTGCCGGCGACGAGGGCCAAGTTACCACGCGGGTCATCCAGTCCGAGTCGTTTGCCCGCGATTGAGAATGATTGGCAAGGGGATCCGAAAACAGCAACGTCGATTGGTCCGATTTCATTGAAATTCGCCTTTGTAACATCGCCTAAGTTAGGCACTTTTGGGTAATGATGAGCCAGAACAGCAGACGGGAATTTTTCTATCTCGCAAAAGGCCGCTGCTTCCCAGCCTAGCGGCCTCCACGCCACGGAAGCGGCATCAATGCCGCTAAACATTGACAAGAACTTCATTCCTTTTCCCCTAAATATCGTAGCGCGGCTTCTAGAAAGCCCTTATCCTCTACAGCGGGCAGCTTAATGTTGCAGCCATGGCAAAGCAGCCCCCGAACGGCTCCGGTTTCGTGATTGTGGTCTATGACTGGGCGCTGGGGCTTTTCGCCACATATTCCGCAAAGGCCGCCTTGCGCTTCCGCCATCGCCTCGGCGTCTTCCGGTCGCATCCTGTAGCGGGTCCAGAGATTATTCCTTCGCCTTTGTTCAGGCGTGACTTTCTTGTTGCGATGGGCGCGGGCACTTTCGTTGAAACATTTTTTGCACCATGAATGGAAGCCGCGCTGGCCAGCTTTATGGAACTCCGCTTCGGGCTTTACCGTATCGCATTTCGTGCATAGCTTCGCTCCCTTCATGGCTTATCGCCCCCAACCGGCCTCACCGCCCCCACATCCCAGCTATGCCCCGTCAGCCCCCACCGCAGCTGCGCGGGCGTGTATTCGTGGCGATCGTCGATACGCCCATTTGCGAATTGCACGCGCAGCTTCGTTTCTTTCGGCATCAGGTCGGGATAGGTGCCAGGGTTCTTGTGGAAGCCGGGCGCGGGGATTGGCTGGGGAGGGGTCACGTCACCTTCCAATATGCCGAAGCCTTGCCGCGGTACGGCTCAAGGTCCAGCTTCGGCAGGTGTTCCTTCACGACCTTCGCGTAGGACACCGCACCCGCGCGCTCTACCAAGGAAACCTTCCGCCCGGCCACCAGCGCATTCTTGCCGCCGGCCATGTCGGTGATTTCTGCCAGCAGATCCTTTTTGCGTTCGGCCAGGCGCTCCATCTGCTCGGCAATATCGTCCCATTCCGCCATCGCCTTGTGTGCGGCCGGCGTGTCGATCGTCACGCGCTTGGGGGCGAGATGGTCGTCCGCGTTGTTCTCGAGCTCGTCCATGAACTCGGCGTGGAACTGGCGCAGGCGGGGGATGTTATCGGCCACCCAGTCGCCATCGGGCTTGATCACGCGGTGATGTGTGCCATTCGGCGCCCATTGGAAAAACGACCACCATTCGCGCCCGGTAACCCAAAGTGTGAATTGCACCTGCGCATAGTAGTGCGGCTGGTCCTCGAGCGGCTTGAACGGCACGGGGGCTTCAGCCTTGCGCAGGCCATACGGGCACTTGATTTCAACGCCGCCCTTGTCGCCCACCAGGCCGTCGGGGCTGACACCGGCCCAGTCCTCGTACGGAATGAAGCCGACCTCTTCGACCTCGTGAAGCGTCTCGATCCGGTAATCGATCAGCGCGCCGGGCTCGTTGTTTGTGCCCCATTCCGTTGCCACGTTGCCTTGGAATTCGCGCTCGGCGCCAAGACTTTCGCGTACCATCGCGCGCATTGCATCGTCGCGGGTCATGTAGGGATTGAGCCCAAGGATCGCGCCGACCATGCTGGCGGTGACGCGGTTCTTGCGAGCTTCGAACCATTCGGGGGATTTTTGCTTCATTAGGGGTTCCTTTCACCTCTTATCCTCACCCCCGCCGCCGAAAAGCGACGGGGGCCCGGGAAGGGGCGGTCTAAAATGGCAAATCATCGTCCAAATCATCCGCCAGCGATCCACCACCCTTTGGCTTCGCATCGCCCTTCACGGCCAGTTCTTTCGAACCGTTGGGAGCCACCGCTGCGACCCAGTTGCCGGTGTTGTCGCCAATCTCCCAGACCTTCACGGTCAGGATCATGGGCTTGTTCACCAGCGCCAGGGCAAGCTGGTCGTCGGTCGGTTCGCCGCCGGCCTTCGCCAGCTTGCCGCCCGCATTGGCGTCGATCGTCGAAAGCATCCGCAGCGCCTTGTCGCGCTTCTTGTCCGCGTCTTCCTTGCCCTTCTTGAAAGCGTTGGGCTCGGGATCCTTCACCCAAAGCTTCTGGAAAACGACACGCCGCGCGACCTGCTCGGGTTCCTGCACCTTCCACTTGATGTTGATGTAGCGCGGCTCGCCGTCGTCCTCGCGGCCCTTCGCCCACTTGGCCTCTTCGACGAAAGCCATGACGGTAGACCCGTCGGGGATCAGTTCGAAATCGCCGCCGCCCGCGCTGTATTCCTTGGGGGCTTCGGATTGGGCGAGGTCTTCGCCGGTGCTTGTGCTCCAAAAGCTCATTTCGTATTCCTTTCCTGTTCTTTCACAAATTCACGCGCGGCTTCCATCGTCGAAAAGCCGATGTTGGAAATGCGGGTGCGGGGGCCGTCGAACGTGCCGATCGTCTCGACAATCCGAAAGCGCAGCTCGCCCACGCGGTTGGGGGTGTGGTTTTCCCAGATTTGGAGGGGTTTGTGCGCCATCATTCTTTCTCCTTCTCGCCGGCGGCCGCCTTGCGCGCGGTGATGCCAAGTGCATCTTCGAGCGGGTTGGTGCCTTGGTCGAAATCCAGCGGCTCGGTAATGCCGAAGCGGTTCTTCGCCACGCTCGCTGCCGTCGCATAGGCCACCAGTTCGCGGCTTCCGTCGCTGATCACCTTTTTGCGCTGGTCCTCATCGCCGCGCAGCACCGAGGTCAGCCGAACGAAACCCACGAGGTCCACGTCGTCGACGTAGTACGGCAGCGATTTCGGCATCAGCCGCAGGCTGTGGCGGGTATAGTCGTCCATGTCGGGCGGCCGCATGGTTTCGATGTCGGCGTGCGCGATGAACACGACGGCCATGCCTTTCGCCTCATTCAAGCGGCCCGCCAGCTTGCGGACGCGGCTGTGCATCGCCGCCACCGCCGCCGGGCCGTTGCCATAGCCGCCAAGCGCCTGGTTGATGCCCTTGGCGCGCTGGTCCTTGGCGAGAATTTCGCGGATGAAGATTTCTTCGAGCTTCGACACGCTGTCGACCACGAGCGTGCTGTATTCGTGATCTTCGGTGCCCAGCGCCATCATCTGTTCGAACAGGTTTCCGCTGTCCTTCACGGGCGGGAAGGCGTCGGGCCGCTTGTCCTTGGGGATTGCCTGCAGGCCGTCTTCGGCGCGGATGAAAATCGGCTCGGGGAAGGTGGCTGCGAGGCTGGTCTTTCCGGTGCCGGCATCGCCGCAGATCGTAAGGATCGGCGCGCGGTCGGCGGGTTTCGAGATTGTTTCGAGGATGCTCATTCCGTACCTCATTGGGCTTGTGCTGGCCGCGACAGCTTCTCAACAGCGGCGAGATAGGGACTAGACGGGTGCAGAAAAGATTGCAATAGGGAATTTGCAATTATTTATCGCAACGAAAGGAAAGACCGATGCCCGAACTCGAATGGCTCAAGAAGGAATTGAGCAAGCGGCATATCCCTGATGTCTGCCGCGCGACGCAGTTAAGCGATCCGACCGTGCGCGCCATCGCCAACGGCACCAATGACAATCCGCGCCTAAAAACCATTCAGGCAATCGCGGATTACCTCGTGTCGACGGGGGCGTGATCATGACCGATTGGCAGAAAGGCGATCTGGCGCTGTGTGTGTGCCACTTTGAGTTGAACGCGGCCAGTCACGGGCTGGATATGCCAAAGAAGGGGCGCGTCTATGGCGTTACCAATGTTGCACCGCACCCTTATGGGGAGCCTTGGGGGGCGGTGGCTCTTCGCCTTGATGGCGTCCTAGATATGGGGGCTGGTTCAGGTTGGAACAGCAATATGTTCCGCAAGGTCACTCCCCCCAAGCCCACCGCAGACGACCGCGAAGTCATCGACCTCATGGCAGGCAAGAAGGCACCCGCATGACCCACGACACCGAAGCCATTCGGGCAGCAAACCCCATCAAGACCATCGTCGAGCAAGCCCTCACATTGCAGAAATCGGGCAAGGAATGGAAAGCCTGCTGCCCTTTCCATTCGGAAAAGACGCCATCCTTCTACGTCATCCCCGACAAGGACATCGCGCATTGCTTCGGCTGCGATTGGTCCGGCGATGTCATCAAGTTCGTGATGGATTACAAGTCCGTCTCATTCCTCGATGCGCTTTCCATGCTGGGCGGCGAAGAACACGCGCTTGTCGATCAGTCCCCCGAATCGAAAGCCGAACGCGAGCGGCAAGCCCGGGAGCGCGATGAGCGCGAGCGCGCCGAACGCGAGGCGGCCACCGAAAAGGCCGTTCGCCGCTGGGAGCAAGCGGAGCCTGCGGACCCACACCATCCCTATCTGACGCGCAAAGGCATCGAGCCGCACACCATCCGGCAAACAAGCGCCGGCGACCTGATCTTGCCGGTCTATGGGCCCGATGGCGAAATCCAGTCGGTGCAGACCATCACCGATCGCGGCGACAAGCGGTTCCAGTTTCAGGCGCCTATCTCCGGCGGCCGCATGATGATCGGCATCAACATGGGCCGGGCAATCCTGTGTGAAGGTTTCGCCACCGGCGCCAGCATCTACGATGCCATCCCCGATCAGGTGGTCGTCGCCTACAACTGCGGCAACATGGAAAAGCTGGCGCGCGAATATGCCGAGGAAGGCCGGTCATTCGTACTGGCGGCAGACAATAACGAACAGGCCGCGTCGAAGATGATCAAGCTGGGCGCGGAGCTCGGCGTGCCCGTGGTCATCCCGCCCGAAGTCGACATGGGCTACGGCGAGATCGGCAGCGACTTCAACGACATGGCGCAGGTGCTGGGCATCGACGCGGTGGCGCGGTTGTTCCGCGATACGCTGAAGGCCTATTCCGAAGAGCGCGCCATTCGCGAAAAGCCGATCACCGAAGACGCTGGCCCGGTCGATCTGTGGGCGCAGCCGCTCGCGCCGGAGCTCCCTCGCGGCTTGCTGCCCAGCCTCATCGAACGCTTCGCCTTCGCCAGCGCTGAACAGATCGGCGCGGATCCGGCTGGCCTGGCCATGTCTGCGCTAGCCGGCTGCGCGTCGGTCATTAGCGACCGAATCAAGCTGAAGCCGAAGCGCAATGAGCAATGGACTGAAAGCGCGCGCATCTGGGTCATGCTGATCGGGCCGCCATCCGCGCGCAAGACGCCAGCCATGAGCCGCGCCACATCGCGCATCAAGAAGCTGGACACCGAAATGCTGGCCGAAGGCAACCGCAACCTGTCCGATTGGCAGGAAATGGGCGGCAGCAAGAGCGAGCATCCCAAGCCTCCCCAGCCGCGGCTGCGCATCGGGGATAGCACCACCGAATCGGCGCAGGAAGTCTGCAAGGAAAGCCCCAACGGCGTGCTGCTGCTGCAGGATGAGCTTTCCGGCCTGTTCGGGCGCATCGACAAGTATGGCGGCAAGGGCGGCAGCGCCGATCGGTCGTTCTGGCTCGAGGCCTATGGCGGCGGGCAATATGCGGTCAACCGTATCGGCCGCGGCGCGTTCATCATCGACAATTTGTCGATTTCGATCCTTGGCGGCATCCAGCCCGAAAAGATCAAGAGCGTGATCAACGGCGCCGACGACGACGGCATGATACAGCGGTTCATCCCCGTGGTGCTGCGCCCTGCAGAACGCGACCGGGATGTCGAGGCGCCCGCGGTCGCCAATGAGTTCGGGGACCTGCTCGAGCGTCTGCACGGCATGGTGCCGCCGTCCAATTTCTTTGGCGACAAGCCGCTGGTCTTTTCCGAAGAGGCCATGGCAATCCGCGAAGAGCTGGCCGATGAGCACTTCGATTTCGTACGCATCATGGAAGGCGTCAACACGAAATTCAGCGCGCATGTCGGCAAATACGACGGCCTGTTCCCGCGGCTGTGCGTCATCTGGCACTGCGTCGAAAACTCAGGCGCTGGTGATCTGCCAGGCGAGATCAGCGGCAACACGGCGCGCCGGGTGGCCACCTTCCTGCGCGAATTCGTGATGCAACACGCGCATGTCTTCTACGGCAGCATGGGCAACGTCGACGAGCACGATGAGGTCGTGAAGGCGGTCGGCGGGTGGATCCTGTCGCACGGCGTGGAGCGTTTCACGGTGCGCGATCTGACCCGCAATGTGCGCGCATTTAAGAACGCGGACGACCATGCGCAGGAGCGCGCGGTGCACATTCTGGAAAGCTTTGGCTGGGCCGAACCGGACCCGAAAAAGCAGGTCCACAAGGCATGGGAAGTGCCCGCCGAGGTGCATCAAAAATACATCGAAAAGGCCGCTTCGGAACGCCAACGGAGGGCTGAAGTCAGAATGCTTATTCAGGAAAGGGCGGCAGAAGGTGAACGGAGTTAAAGGGGTGCGTCGCGTTTGTCGACGTTTTTGCGTCGCGTTTGTCGACGGTAAAAAAGGGCGTTTTTGGGCTGATTTGGCAAAAAGCGTCGACATTCGTCGATTCACGGGAAGGAATAAAAAACTCTCTTTTTTTTATATTCTGCACATACGGGGATGCGGCACCCCCACTAAATCGACGTTTGTCGACGGTTTTAGGTTTTGAAAGGAAACGGAATGGCAAAGGACTTCACGATAACAGCGGCTCACGAGCGCGCATTGCGCAAGCGGTATTTCGCCTATCGGGATTGCGGCGATCAGCATGACAGCGCGTTCGCCAAGGCGTGCCGGGTTTCATCATGGAATATTCAGCGGCTGAAGGATGGTCGCTATCGGCAGCACAATGCCCACGCGGTCGAGCAAGTTGCGGTTCTGGAAAACATCGCCGCAGCCATGCGTGCCGAATTCGATTGTTTTGGCGGGTCCCAGCAAGGCTTGGCTGGCGCAGTGGCACTTTCCCCCTTCCCTTCGGCGCCGGAATAGCATAGATGGGGACTATGGCGGAGAGCCCCTTCCATGCGATGCCGTGATGAACATCGAACTCGGCAGTCACCCTCGAAAGGGATCGCTATGAACGCACTGACGACCATCGAAGCTGCGCCCGCGCAAACCCTTGCGCTCGCCCTGCCCGACAATCTTGCTTTCGACGACTGGCTTGCCCAGGGCCGTGCGCTCGCCTCCACCAAGCGCCATCTGGATTTCTTGGTTGGCGACTGGATCCTGTTCGGCCGCGAGCACTTCCCCGAGCAACTCGATCTCGCGCTGGCCGATGTCTCCGACGATCCGCGCAACCTCAAGCGCATCGAGAAGACCGCCCGAGCCTTCCCGCCTTCGCAGCGATGCGCATCGCTCAGCTTCGAGCACCACGCCCACGTGGCCGACCTACCCACGCAGGACGCTTTGCCGCTGCTCCGCGAGGCCGAACGCGAAAAGCTCCCGGCGAAGAAGCTGCGCATCAAGGCCATGCTGCGCAAGGTCGAGACCGGTCAGATCCTCCCACGCGAGGAAGACGCCGAGGACGATGCGCTCATGGCGCTGGTCCGCGCATGGAACCGGGCCCCTGTTTCGGTGCGGGAGGAGTTCGCCGAACTGATGGCGGATTCGGCGATGGGTGTGATCGAGGCTTAGTCATGCGAAATCAGAACATCACCGATGCCGCAGAATGGGCGCTCGAAGCTGAGCGGATCAATCGCGAAGTGGACGCCTACCGCACCGAGACCCGCAAAATGATCGAACGCCACCGGTCTTTCCCAAAACGCGGCGATTACCCCAACCGTCAGCAATATCGGGCGGCAGTCTCACAGCACCGGAAGGGCCGGACATGACCCGAACCATCCCCCCCGCCCCGCCCGAGTTCGCCGAGCAGTTCGCCATCGGCGGTTGGGAGCGTGTCGAGCACCTCTACGGCGCACGCTCCGACCTCATCCGCAAGTGGATCACCATCACCGGCGCGCAGACCCGCCGGCAGATCAGGAGGGCTGCGGCGTGACACCAAAGCAGGAGAAATTCTGCCAGAAGTTCGTCGAGCTCGGCAATGCCAGCGAGGCTTATCGGCAGTCCTATGACGCCTCCCGCATGTCCGCTGCCAGCGTCAATCGCAAGGCGAAGGAACTGCTCGACAACGGCAAGATTGCGGCAAGGCTCGACGAGTTGAGGGCTCACCACGCCGAACGGCACGATGTCACGATCGACGACGTGCGCAAGATGCTGCTCGAAGACCGGGCTTTCGCCAAGTCCTGCGGCACTCCGGCCCCGATGGTATCGGCCACCATGGGGCTCGCGAAGCTCTACGGGCACCTCCGCGACAAGGTCGAACACACCGGCAAGGACGGCGGCCCCATCCAGACAGAACAGGTCGAGAGTGATGCAGATGCTTTCCGCCGCCGACTGCTTTCGGGCGCTCCCGCCGGAACAGCAGGAAGCGGAGCTCAAGAAACTCAGCACTGAGGCGCAAGCCCGACTGCTCCACGACTGGCGCTTCTGGGCACGGCCGAACCAGCTGGCACCGGAGGGAGACTGGCGGACATGGCTCGCTCTCGCTGGTCGCGGCTTCGGGAAGACCGAGGCGGGTGCGCAATGGATCCGCGAGCGCGTCAAGAACGGCGCGCGCTCAATCGCGCTCGTTGCGGAGACCCAGAAGGACTTGGAAGAGGTCATGGTCGCGCGGCTGCTGAAGATCAGCCCGCCCGACGAGATGCCCACCGTCCGCTACAAGCCGGTGCGGGTCACCTGGCCGAACGGCGCGCAGGCGCTTGGCTACAACGGCACTGAGCCGGACCAGCTGCGCGGGCCAGAGTTCGATACCGCATGGGTCGATGAGCTTGCCAAGTACCGCTATGCTCGCGAGACGTGGGACATGCTGCAATTCACGATGCGTTCGGGCGACGATCCCCGCGTCTTCGTGACGACCACGCCGCGCCCGATCCCCGTCCTGCGCGAGATCATCAAGGACGAGACCACCGTCGTCACGCGCGGCTCGACGATGGACAATGCATCCAACCTGCCCCCGGCGTTCATGAAGGCGGTGGTCGACAAGTATGCGGGCACCCGGCTCGGCCGGCAGGAACTCAACGCCGAGATGCTTGACGACGTGCCGGGCGCGCTGTGGACGCGGGAGATGATCGATGCGGAGAGGGTGCGCGCCGACGATGACGGGCTCCCGGTTCGCGAGGGTTCGCCCGTGCAGATGCGCCGCGTCGTGATCGCGGTCGACCCTTCCGGCACTGCGGGCGCTGGCTCCGAGAACGAGGGGGATGACGTTGGGATCGTCGCAGCAGGGCTTGGCGATGATGGCCGCTCCTATGTGCTCGGGGACCATTCCTGCAACCTGTCACCCGAAGGATGGGCGCGCCGCGTGGCCGAGGTCTATTCGATGCACAAGGCCGACCGGATCGTGGCCGAGCGCAACTTCGGCGGGGCCATGGTCGAGGCGGTGCTCAAGGCCGCGGCCGATCTACCCGTGACGGTCGTGACCGCATCGCGCGGCAAGGTGGCCCGCGCAGAACCGATCGCCGCGCTATACGAGCAAGGCCGCGTCTCGCATGTCGGCAGCTTCGCGCAACTCGAAGACCAGTGCTGTTCGATGACGCCATCCGGCTACGTCGGCGAAGGCTCACCCGACCGGGCCGACGCGCTGGTGTGGGCGCTGACCGAGTTGATGCTCGGCAAGGGCAAGCGCCCGGGGCTGGGGGATGTGCTTTAACGGCGGAAGCGCTCAGGCAGTTCGCCAGCGTCCATCATTTCGAGAATTATCGCCACGGGCCCGCTGACGGTTCTAGATCCGTCCTCATAGCGGCGGATGGTGCGGCTGTCCGATAGGCGAAGAACGCGGGCAAGCTGACTTTGTGTAAGGTCAGCCCGCTCGCGGATTAATTTAAATTCGGTGGGGGTCATGCCGCCAGTTTCCTCTGTGCCCACCTCTGCGCACCGGCGATGGTTTTTCCGGTCCAACGGATGGTGGTTATATCAGCGTCATGGATGCCATTGCGTGCGTTTACGTAAAGGGTAGCCCACACACGCCCATCCTGCTCATTGATGACTACCGCCCGGTTCTCGTTGATGACTATCATTTCGTTTTCCCTTTCGTGGTGGGCCATTGGCCCCTTGCTTCAACAAGACTGTTATAGGACCATTGGTCCGGCATGGCAACAACAATCAGCAACGGTTCGTCGCATTTTCGCGAAACCAAGCGGCGGTAATCCCCGCGCCCCCTTCGCGCCACACCCGCACCCATGGGCAAAGTGCTAAACCTGTTCGACGGCCTGCGCTCGGCCCTCACCGGCACCGGGACCGCCCGCGATGCCCGTACCTCCTACGATTATGCCTTCCGTGCGCTGACGCAGCCCGAGATCGCGGCAGCCTATTCCGGCTCGGGATTGCTTCGGAAAATCTGCCAGATCCCAGCGCTCGACATGGTGCGCGAGTGGCGGACGTGGAACGGGCTCGAAGCCGATCAGGTCGCCAAGGTCTATGCCGAGGAAAAGCGCATCGGCCTCGTCGGCCTTGTGCGCCAGGCGGAAGTTCTTCGCGCTCTCGGCGGCGGGGCGCTGATCATGGGCCTGCCTGGTGACCCGACGCAGCCCGCGCGCCCGGCCGACAAGCTCGCATTCGTGCATGTCGTCTCCCGCTGGCACCTGACCTTCGCCAAGCTGCAGGACGACGCCACCCGCGAAGGCTTCGGCGAGCCCGAAATGTGGACGATGAACACCACGGCCGGGACCAAGGACATTCACCCGAGCCGCGTCATCCCGTTCCGCGCCGACCGCACCGCCTCGCTCGCCATGCCGACGCTGGGCAGCGCCGATGCGTTCTGGGGCGAGAGTACGGTCGCGCAGGTGCTCGACGCGGTGAAGGACAGCGACGCCGCGCGCGCCGCGTTCGCCGCCTTGCTGCACAAAGCCAAGACGATGCGGATCGGTATTCCGAAGCTGTACGAGATGGTCGCAGCGGGCGAGGACCAGAAGGTATTCGACCGCCTCGCCATTCTCGCCACTGCGGAATCGATGCACAACGCGGTCGTGTTCGACAATGGCGACGACGAGGGCAAGGGCGGCGAAGCGATCACCGACGCCGAATACAACTTCGCCGGCGCCAAGGACATGCTCTACGCCTACGGCGAATTCGTGGCCGCTATCTCCGATATTCCGGCCACCCGCCTGCTTGGCCGCGCGCCCGAGGGCATGAACGCGAGCGGGGACAGCCAGCAAAAGGATTGGCAGAAGAAGGTTCGGGCGATGCAGGAGCTCGACCTGACGCCCTGCCTCGACCGGCTCGATCCGCACCTGCTTGCCGCTGCCGGTGCCTCGCCCGACAAGGCGAACGCATCATGGGATCCGCTCGACACGCCTTCGGAGAAGGAAAACGCCGAGCGCTTCAAGGTGCAGATGGAAGCGATCGACAAGTTGCAGGCGACCGCGGCCATTCCCGACGAGGCGTTCAACCGCGGCGTGCAATCGCTCATGGTCGAGGAAGGCTATCTGCCCGAGCTCGAGCTTGCGCTGTCGGAACTTGGCGACGACGAACGGTACGGGATCGGCCTGCCCGACGATCCCCCGTCGAAAGGAGGTGATCCGGTATCTCTTGGCGAAGGCGGGGCAGATGATGTCCCGCCGCGCCTTGCTGCGAATGATGCTGCGCCGCGCCCGCTTTACGTGAAGCGCGAATTGCTCAACGCTGCCGACCTCGTGGCGTGGGCGAAGAAGAACGGCTTCGACAGCACCCTCGCCGCCGAGGACATGCACGTCACGATCCTCTACAGCCGTTCGCCGGTCGACCCGATGAAGATGGGCGAGACCTGGACGAGCGAAGAAAACGGCGGGCTGACCATCAAACCAGGCGGCCCACGCGCGCTCGAACGCTTCAACGAAGGCGCGGTCGTGCTGCAGTTCGCCAGTTGGTCGCTTGAAAGCCGTCACCGCGAAATGGTCGAGGCAGGCGGCTCGCACGATTGGCCGGAATACCTGCCGCACGTCACGCTGTCGTATCAGGCGGGCGACATCGATCTCGAAACGCTGGTGCCGTATTCGGGCGAGCTTCGGTTTGGACCTGAGATTTTCGAGCCGTTGGATTTGGATTGGAAGAGCAAGATCGAGGAGGCGTAAATGCGCGTTGACCTCGCCGCCATGACCCGCCGCGCGAAGAACCCGCGTCGCACCGTCATCCCCATCCGTCCGATCAAGGCGCAGGCAACTCAGGCGACAAACCTGTACCAAAGCGCCTATCGCCCGGTCGTCCAGGCATGGGAAGCGTCCCTGCCCGCGATCCTCGCCGAGTACGAGCGCACCCTTGCCCAGATGACGACCGACAGCCCGGCCGATGTCGAGGCGCGGATTGGCCAGGCGGAAGCCGAGGCGCAGTCGATCGTGCTTCGCGTGTCGATCGCGCTTGAGCGGTGGGCGGCGGTTGTGGAGCGCTGGCATCGGCGCCGCTGGGTCGCGAACGTGCTCTCGGCTACGAGCGTGGACCTCTCGACGATGATCGGAGCGGGCGACATGCGCATGACGCTCGAGGCGGCGATTGCCCGCAACACCGGGCTGATCAAGTCGGTCTCAGACGAAACGCGCCGCCGGGTGGGCGATGCCGTGTTCCGCGGATTGCAGAACCGCACGCCGTCGCGCGATGTTGCGCGCCAGCTGCGCGAGGCCGTGGGTATCGAGCGGCGCCGGGCACTTCGGATCGCCGCTGATCAAAATACCAAGCTGGCCGGCGCGCTGAATGAAGAACGCCGCCGACAAGCGGGAATTTCGGCCTGGGCGTGGGTACATTCGGGCAAGCTAAACCCTCGCGAGGACCACCTTGCCCGCGATGGGAAGCTCTACAGCGACGACAAGGCCGACCACGGCCGCGAGTATCAAGGCAAGACCGTGCGCAAGCCGCCAGACGACCTACCGAGCCAGCTTCCGTTTTGCGGCTGTACGTCCAGAGCCGTGCTTATTTTGGAGTGACGATGATGACGAAAGAAACCGACCCTGTGATAGTGGCTATCCGCGCAGAGATGGCGGAATATCGGAGGCGGATCGAAGCTTTGGAGCGCGAGAAAGAAGACCGGGCCGAATTGACGGCCAGCGGTGTTCGCCAGATAGCAATCGACACCATTACGGCCGCCGCGCCCTCATTGGAGTACGCGAGAAGCAGAAAGCTTTAGGCGAGCGGTCCTGTCTATGCTACAAGCGGGCCTCCGGCGCGGTAACGCCGAAGACCCTGACCACACCGATCACATGGAGATCGAATATGGCTGACCAACCAGTAAAACCCATTGAAACTCGATACAAGGGCTATCGCTTTCGCTCGCGCCTAGAGGCGCGCTGGGCAGTCTTTTTCGACGTGATCGGTTTTGATTGGTCTTACGAACCAGAGGGATTTGAGACGGAAGGCGGTCGCTATCTCCCTGATTTCGAGATTAGAGACCCAGAATCTCCTGAGGGGTTTCGCCAGTTCGTCGAAGTAAAAGGCGGCGGCAAGAACACTATCCCAGTATCAGATCGTCAAAAATGCGAGGCTTTTATCAGAGGGGGGGTTGGAGGGCTTTTGCTCTTGTCCGAGGTGCCTGAGTGGCGGTCGGGTAGCGTGATATTTCACCCTTACCTGTTTGTCGACGAGCAGCTTAATTTCGAACGGCGATGGGCGATGCCGGGCATAGGACGGTTCAATTACCTTCCTAGGATCGGCCCTCTTGAAATCGTGTTGGATTTGGTTGGGGAGCGTAGTTATTGGCCTCATGCGCTAGACGCCCAAATTCCCGCAGAGTTGCCCGCTGATTTCTGGGAAACGTCAGCTCGGTATGCTCCCGCTGTGAGATGGAGCCCTAAGGCTAGGGAGGCTTACCAAGCAGCGCGCGCCGCCCGCTTTGAGCATGGCGAAAATCCGGCCCCCGCCCATGCCTAACCCAATCATCGAACGCGCGATGCAGGCCATTCACGATTGCGAATGCCTGCTTGACGCCGAAGAGTGCGAGATGCTTGTCCGCGCCGTCCTCCGCGCGATCCGCGAGCCGAGTGAGGGGATAATCAAGGCCGGTAGCGATCCGAGCTGCGATCTTGCGGAAGTCGGGCAACTGGACGCGTTATTGACGTGGCAATCCATGATCGACGCCGCGCTGGGGGAAGGGTGATGCACGAGCCTCGCCACGAACCGCAGCCGATTGCGGATCAGGTGATGGCCAAGTGCATCTGCGGTTGGCGCGAGCCGGTTTCTACCTATGGTTATCCGACGCGGGAATCGCTCTGGGCAGAATTCCATAAGCGGTACAAGGCTCACCTAACCTAGCGGCGGTAAATCACCCCCCGAGCACAACGTATCGCTCGGGCAATGTATTTCGCAGACCGCCTTGAATTGGACGCCCCGAAGCGCACGAAGGATGGCTACCTTGCCATCAGGGCGCGCGCCGGGCGCGTGGGCGTGTATCAATACACGGGTTCAGAAATCGACCCGAACAACGAACACGGCCTGCGCGACAACGCGATCGTCAATGTGCTGCGCGATGAGGAAACCGTTTTCGACCGGGCCGCGCAGCAGTCGTTCATTGGCAAGCCCGTAACGGACGACCACCCGACTGAACCTGTCACCGCCGACAATTGGAAGCGCCATGCGCGGGGCACCATCATGGGCGTCGCGCGCGATGGCGAATATCAGGCGTTCGACATTCTGCTTACCGATGCCGAAACCATCGCGAAGGTCGAAGCGGGCAAGCGCGAACTCTCGAATGGATATGGCGCTTCGCTGGAGTTCGGTCAGTTCACCGCCAAAGACGGTACAGTTTGCCAAGCTCGCCAATCGAAAATCACGGGCGGCAATCACGTCGCCCTCGTCGATCGGGGCCGTGCCGGTCCTGACTGTGCGATCAAAGACCTCGCGGTCTGCGACGCCCTCACCGCTGACGGGCTCGCCGAGCTCCAGGCAACTCTCACCAACGACCGAAAGGACGGCACCATGCCGCACATCCTCATTGTTGACGGCCTGCAGGTGCCGAACGTCTCGGACGAGGCGAAAGCCTGCATCGAAAAGCTGCAGGGGCAGCTTACCGCCAAGGACACCGCGATTGCGGATGCCAAAGCGGAACACGACAAAGCCCTTGCGACCAAGGACGCCGAGATCGACGATCTCAAGACCAAGGTCGTCGACCAGGCCCAGATCGACGCGCTCGCCGACGCCAAGGCCGACGCCGTGGCCAAGGCCAAGGCCGTATGCGGCGACAAGCTGCCCGACACCGCCGGCAAGACCGTGGGCGAAGTTCGCCGCATGGCTCTCGACGCCAAGGGCATCGACTGCACCGACAAGTCGGACGACTACATCGAGGCTCGCTTCGATGCGCTGACCGCGGATGCCAAGACGGCCGACGCGGTCGAATCCTTCACCCCGCGCGCCAACGTCACCACCGACGCCGCCGCAACCGTCACCGCCCTGCGCACCGCGCGCTACAGCTAAGGGAGCCTGAAAAATGCCCACTCTCCAGAGCACCTATAGCGAGGCCCCGGCAAAGGGCTTTGCTGGCATGGTCGCCAACGGCGAAACCAGCAACCGTATCTCGCGCACGATCGAGGATTCCGCAGGCGTTGCCTTCGGCGTTCCCGTCTGGCGCGGTTCGGGTGACCACGGCATCACTGCCACGGTCGGCACCGCTGCCAACTTCCTCGGCTTCACGATCGGAACGAGCGCCCTCGGCCTCGTCGCCGGCCAGACCGCCGACACCTATGCGCAGTACGACAACGTGCCCGTCATGACGCAGGGCGCGATCTACGTCGAAGTGACCGGCGCGGTTACGGACGGCGCAGCGCTCACCGTCGGCACCGGCGCTGGCGCAGCAGACGGCATTGGCGACACCGCCGCCGACGCCACTCACATTGCGACCGGTTGGGTTGCTGACGAAACCGTGACGGACGGCCTCTGCCGTATCGTTCGTCGCTAAGGGGGTCTGATACCATGAACGCTATCACCAATCTTTACGACAGCCAGAGCGGTATCAAGGATGCCACTCTCTTCATGTCGGCTGATGCCGATGTGAAGCGCGCGGTCATCTCGGCTTGGGCGAACGACAACGCTCGCCTCGCCGCAACCTTCGCGGACAAGGCCGATGCCTTTTTCAGCGACGCGCAGGTCGGCCTCGCCTTCCTGACGCCGCAGCTGCACCGCATCGAGGCCGAGGTCTATATGACCAAGTATCCGAGCTTCGACATCACCCCGTTCGTCCCGGTCGTTTCCGAGGGCGATATGTGGGATGTCGGCACGCTCGTCTACTCGATGGACAATGTCGGCCAGGCCGAGTTCATGTCGGCGGGCGGTTTCGACGTGCCCTACGCATCGAACAAGATGACGCAGGCCACCCGCAACTTCCACCTCGCCGCCATCGGCTACGAGTGGAACACGCAGGAAATGCAGCGGGCCGCCAAGCTGGGCCGTTCGCTTTCGAGCGACAAGGCGCAGGCCGCGGTGCAGGCCGCCGACCGGTTCATCTACTCGATCGCCATGACGGGCAACACCCCGGCGGGCAACAACGAGAAGGGCTGGACCGGCTTCACCAACAACAGCGCGGTCACCGCTGCGCAGGTTGCTGCTGACGGCACGAGCTCGTCGCGTCTCTGGTCGGCCAAGACGCCGGCGCAGATCCTTCGCGACATCAACGCCGCGCTGACTGCGGTCGAAACCGGCACGGGCGAGACGGCGATTGCCGACACGCTGGTCCTGCCGACCTCGGCCTACAACTACATCGCGACCACGCCGCGTTCCGACGGTTCGGACATGACCATCCTGTCCTACCTGCGCGCGAACAACGTTGCTGGCGAGAACCTGACCATCCTCAAGAGCCGCGCGCTCGAGACGGCCGGCACCGGTTCGACGACCCGCATGGTGGCCTACGAACGCAACGCCCAGGTGCTGCGCTTCCTGCTGCCGGGGCCGCACCAGTTCCTGCCCGCGTTCCAGAAGTCGAGCCTCGTCTACGAGGTGGCCGGCATCATGAACGTCGGTGGTCTGGACGTTCGTCTGCCCAAGGCGATTGTTTACCGCGACAGCTTCTAAGGAGCACGACATGCCGAAGTTCACCAATGTCTCGAATGGCCCGCGCGGCGGCTACCTCAAGGGGAAGCTGATCGAAGTAGAGCCGGGCGCCGAAGCCGAACTGGACGACGCGCCGGACGAGTGGTTCGCCAAGGCTGGCTCGAAGGACGCCAAGGAAGCGCCGAAGCCGAAAGGCGACGACGGCAAGGAATGAGCCCTGTCGGGTCTCAGGGGGCGGGCCGCTTCGCATAGCGCGGGGCGGCCCTTTCCATTGCGGCGGTAATTCCCCGCCGCGCATAGGAGCAAACCGAAGTCATGGCATACACCGCGCCTACCCTCTCAGCTTTCCGCGCCCTCTATCCGGCGTTCGATGCCGTGGCCGATGCGACCGTGCAGGCATGGCTGGGCAAAGGCGAGACCGAAACCGCGAACTGGCCCGATGCGAACCGCGACGACGGGATTATGCTTTTCACCGCGCACCGGCTGACGACGCAGGGGCTTGGGAAAGGCGCGATTCCTGCGGGCGTGACCAGTTTCAAGAGCGGGACTTTCTCTGCAACGCAGTCCGAGAAGCTGGCAGGCAAGACCGGCTTCGCTGCGACCGGCTATGGCCGCGACTATATCGACCTCTCCAAGCGCATCTTCGGCGGGCCTCGTCTCGCCTGGACGCCCCCGACCCGTGTTTGACGCCGCGTTCGCCTCGATCGCCGTGGGCTTTGCCGAGCGCTTCGGCGCGCCATTCGTCGACGCCGTAGCATGGTGGCCGGGTGAGCCGGTCAAGGATGCGGGCGGCTCGATCATTTCGCCCGGCACGCCAGTCCAGTATCCGTGCCGGGCACAATTCGACGCGCCCACGATCGAGATGCGGCAGGCCGAGGGCTTCACCGAGAAGGATGCGCGCATTCTCGTGCTCGGGTTTTCGGCCACGCTCGACGACAAGGCCGAGATCCGCGTCGCATCCGGTGATAACGCTGGCCAGTGGCGATTGCTGACCGTCACGCGCGATCCTGCCGGCGTCGGGTACGAATGCCGGGCGAGGCGCAAGTAGATGGCTTTCAAGGGTCTCGACAAGCACCTGCGCCGGTTGAAGCGGCTGCAAGGCCCCGAGGTCGAGCGCATGGCCGGGGCGGTTGTCTTCGAAGGCGCTGACACAATCCATGCCGAGGCTTTCCGCATGGTGTCCGCTGGCTCGGTATCGGGCGCCGGCCACGTCGCGTCGAAACCCGGCGAGGCTCCGAACCGCGACACTGGCGACCTGCAGGCCGGATTCGAAACCGCGAAGACCGGACGCGTATCGGCTGAGTTCCGCAGCAAGTCACCGCATGGGCGCCCGCTCGAGTTCGGCACCTCGAAAATGGCACCGCGCCCGCATATCCGCCCGGCGCGTGACAAGAAGGCGGACGAGATACGCGACCGCCTCGCCGAGCAGTTCAACACCCTCGTGAAGCGGTCAGGATAGGAGCAAACCCCATGACCACCATCGAACTCGACGCCCCGTGGACCTACCGCACGCCGGAAAAGACCATCAACTACCCGGCGGGCAAGCACGAGGTTTTCCAATACGTCGCCGACCAGGCCGAGGCCGAGGGCGCTATCACCAAGAAGGAGGAAGCCGATGGCGACGCCGACAAGCCTAGGCTCTCCAAAAGGACAAGGAAGGGCGAGTGATGCTTTGCCCCGCCGGGTCAGATGTGCTAGAAAATACGGACCGGAAACGAGGTTGCACCCTCGCTCCGGCCCTAACCGATAACGTGAGGAAGCACGCTATGGCTGATGCCCAACTACCCACCCCGACCGAATTGCGTCAACTGCTTCGGTACGAGCCCGAAACAGGAAAGCTGTTTTGGCGTCGGCGGGGCCCTGAGTATTTTGCATCGTCGAAGCAGGCGTCCTCAGAACAGCTAGCCGCGCTGTGGAATAAGAAATTCGCGGGGAAGGAGGCCATGACGGCCATCAAGAGCACTGGCTATCATCATGGCTCGGTGCGCGGAAAAATGGTTCTTGCTCATCGCGCAGCATTCGCGATTTATCATGGCATGTGGCCGGATCAGATTGACCACATCAACGGCGAACGTAGAGACAATCGGATTGAAAACCTGCGTAGCGTAACTGCATCTGAAAACCATAAGAACCGGGCTAAGACGCGCGGTAAGAATGATCGCATAGGTGTTTATTTTGTCGAGAAGCTAGGCAAGTGGAGCGCTCAGGTCTGCTCGCAAGGCAAAAAGCGAACGCTCGGCGTTTTTGAAACTGAAGAAGAAGCAATCGATGCCCGGCAAAGAGCGGAGGTGCGTTTCGGATTCCACGAGAACCACGGTCGAAAGCTATGAGCACGCCGACATCATTGCAGAGGTTGGCGAAGCGCCGCCTCTTGGAACTCCTCAAAGCCGATGCCGGGATTTTAAGCTTAGTCCCGCAAACCCACATCAACCCTGACGGCAGCGCAAGCTTCCCGTTCATCCTTATCGCAAGCCCGCGCACACTGCGCCTTCGATCCGCCTGTGTCCGCGGGGCGACGGTATCGTTCGACGTTCACGCGTTCGCCGGGCCGCGGGAGAGCGGCGGCGCGGTAGTCGAGACCGGCGAGGACCACATCGCCCGTATCGGATCCGCGATCGAGACCGTGTTCGCTGACAACCGCCTGGTGCTGACCGGCGGCGCGGTGTGCAAGATCGAATTCAGCGATATGCAGCTGCTACCCGACGACGAGCCCGACCACTGGCACTGGATTTCGCAACTCAATTGCCGAGTGCTCGCCGAATAGCTATAAGGCGGCGTGGACGTTCACCCGCCCAACCCCGCGCTCGACGTGTTCCTGATCCTGCTGTCGGAGCTTCACCGATCGGGCACGCTCGACGACGAAGGCTTGGCGCGCGTGATGGAAAAGCTCGAGCAGTCAGAATATCACGACATCGCCGACCGGGTGGCCGCGCTTCCGCTCATGAACTTGCTGAGCGAGATCAAGCGGCGGTAAATCGGTCTGGCGAGCGGCCCTAGCGTCTCTGCGTGTAATTCAACGCGGAGAAGCCGAGTGAGTGTTCCGAACGAATCCGACTTTGCCCTCATCAAGATCGGTGACGGCGAAGCAACCGAGACCTTCACCGCGATCTGCGGTATCGAAAGCGTCTCGATCAACCGCACTGCGAACACGAGCGATCGCGCGCGGCGCGACTGCGCAACGCCCGGCCAGCCCGCAGTGCGGCGCTCGCGCACCGTCTCGAAGCAGATGGACATCACCGGCACCGGCGGCGTGGACAAGGCGAGCATCGCTTCTTTCGAAGCCGCGCTCGGCGTGGTCGGCAACTACGAAATCGAGCTTTACCAGTACGACGGCACCGACACCGGCACGCTGATGGGCACCTTCGCCGGCGCCTTCAACATGACCAGCGCCAACATGAGCCTCGACGCCAACGGCGATAGCTCGGGCGAGGTCACGCTTGCCAGCGATGGCACCTGGACGTGGACGGCCGAAGCGTAAGCTGAGCCTGATCCATGACCACCGAAGTTGTCACCGAATTCGCGGACGGGACATACCGATTCTGGCTTCCCATGCCGCAGGTGACGAGCTTCGAGCGCGATCACGGCTCGATCTTCGACTTCTGGGGCAAGCTCACCGATGCGATCGGCATCGATAAGGAAGGCGCGTTCCATTACATCGGACCGAGCGGCCCGCCCGTCACTGCGCTGCGCGACTTCATCCGCCTCGCGCTGATCGGGGGTGACCAATGCACGGTCGATGGCGAGGAAGACGGCGTAGGCCCGACCAAGGCCAAGCACCTGGTCGACGATTACTGCTACCCTGCCCGCCCACTTGCCGAAGCCGCGGCGCTGGCGTTCCAGATCGCGGACGCCGCAGTGCGGGGGGTGGATCTTGCTGGCTCGAAAAAAAAGTCCGAAATCGTGACGAGCGAGCCGAGCCCTTCCGGCGCGGAGCCGTCATCGCAAACTGCGGACAGCTAGGCATCGACTGGCGCACGGTCGATATGGCCGAATATCTCGAAGCGCTCGAAGCGCATTCCGAAGCTCACAATCCCGATTCCGACAAGAAGAAGCAGGCGTCGCCTGGCCTCATGCGCTTTGTGAAGGCGCACAAGGGCGGGGCCTAATAGCATCTCGCACTCAATCGCCAGCCAGCTTCGCAAGCTCCCGGTCTGCGGCGACCATTAGGCCGGCGGCTTCCGTGCAAAACATTTCGATCGAGTCGCCTTCGACCGTATCGCCAAAGACCTTCATCCGGAAAGTGGAGTCTTCTCCAGGCCGCGAACAGGAAGCAAATTCAGCCATAGCTTCGGGAGGTAAGGAGGCGATGCCGTGCTCATAATGCGTGCAGCTCGTGCGGCTGCAACTGACATCATAATCGATCCGATCAACATCGGAACTGGTAGCCTCGCCGCCAACAAGAAAGTTCACGCGCCGCAGCCTCGGGGCGGACTTGCTCACAGCGATCAGATAGAGCTGATACCCCACCTGCCCAGTGCTCTTGTCGATGGCCGCTCGAAGAAATTTGTCGCCCATCCTATTCTCCAGGAACGGCCTCGTGCTCAGGATTATCCTTAAGTCCAATGGATCATCAGCGCCGCGAACGGAAACCACAGCCGCGACTTGTTCCGGCGTCATCTCCATCGCCCGCTTCTCCTGCCTTGAGAGGGACTGAGCGTGGGCATGGCCCGCTGAAATTGCGAGTATTGCTGTTGCGAGCAACCGAAACGTGACCATTTAACGCATCCCCTTGCGGCGGTAATTCCTGCCCCTTGTGCCTCATAGGCTCCGGTCGCTCAAGTTGGAGTTACCGTGGCTGCCGAGGTCGATCCTGTAATCTTGGAAATTCGTGCCGAGCTTGGTCGCTACAAGTCCGAGCTCCGCAGCACGACGACCAGCGTCGAGCGGCTTCTTGGCCGGCAGGAGAAGTCGGTCAAGCGCCTCGAAGCGGAAATGAAGCGCTCGTCGGGCGCGATCGGCAACACGCTTAAGGGATTGGCCGGGACGCTGGCCGCGGCATTTACCGGGCGCGAACTGGTCGGCCTGATCGACAGCTTTACGCGGTTCCAGAACCAGTTGAAAGTCGCAGGGCTCGAAGGCGCGCAACTGGCGCAGGTGCAAGAGCGGCTTCGCCAGACCGGCGCGCAATATGGCGTCGAACTCGAAAGTCTCGGCTCAAGTTTCAGCCGTATGGCACAGGTTCAAAAGGATCTCGGCGCATCGACCGAAGACCTACTGCGGCTTAACGAAATTGTCGCCGCCTCGCTCAAGGTCGCGGGTACGGACGCGCAGGCCGCGTCGGGTGCGCTCCTACAGCTGGCCCAAGCGCTCGGTTCGGGTGTCGTTCGCGCCGAAGAATTCAACTCGGTCCTAGAAGGCGCGCTGCCTCTTGCCCAAGCAGCAGCCCGCGGCATCGAGGGCATGGGCGGATCGGTCGCCAAGCTTCGCGCTGAGGTGGCTGAGGGCAACGTAACCAGCCAGCAATTCTTCGAAGGCGTGCTGCGCGGCGGAGTGCAGACGCTGGCTGACGCGGAGAATGCCACCCTGACGCTTGGAGGGGCGTTCACAACCCTGCGCAATGAACTGACGCTGTATTTTGGCGAGGCGGGCGGTGCGTCGGGTGCTACCGAAACGCTGGCAGGGGCCATCAAAGCGCTCGCTGACAACTTGGACATTTTGATACCCGCGCTGGCTGTTCTCGGCACGGCGATCGGTGGGCGCTTGCTTGCCGCGTCGCTGGTGGGCGGGCGCGGGCTGCAAACAGTTGCCGCTTACGCCTCCGTTGCCACCACAAGCCTTGCGGGCACGGCCTTGGCCGCGCAGTCCGCCGGCGCCGCGCTGCTTTCTGCGCTCGGTGGCCCGGTCGGCTTGGCAATAACGGCAGTCACGCTGAGCCTCGGCTATCTGGCCACTGCGACCGAAACGGCGGAAGGCGCGGTTGAGCGGCTTGGCAGTGAAACGGACAAGCTTCGCAGTTCGAGCGAAGAACTGCGCGCCCGTCTGCAGCAAGCCGGAGTAGCCGTCGACGACATCGGAACAGCAGCCCGCTCTTCGGCAGATAAGCTTGGCGAAATGAACAGCGCCATGTCGCTCAGTATCGGGCTGGCGCTGGATATGGCGCGGGCTTTCCAAAAGGTTTCGCTTCTGCAGGGCGACCTGGCCGAATTGCGCGCGACGCGCGAGCGGATCGAAAACCCGAATGTCCTTGATGGACCGGAGGCGCTCGGCACATTGGTGCGCAACCAGTTTGGCGGAAACGACGCGCTCATTCGCGAATTGCGCAAGAAGGAAATTGCGCTCGAAGAGAATATCGCGCTGCAGGTACGCGCGCTGGAGAATGGGATAAAGCCGTCTCCGACGGGCGGCGGCTCGGCCACACCTGCGCCTCCGGCCACCCCCTCGAAAAAAACCGGCACTGGCCGGTCCCGCACCCGCTCCGGCCCCGCCGCTGCGGAGATAGCCGCCCGGCAGGAAGCCGAGATCGCCCGCCTACGCGCCGAGGAAATTCAGGCGCGGCTCAATCTCACCGACGACATCGACGAGCGCGCCAACCTGCAGGCGGAACTCGACGCAATCGAACTTGCCCAGCGCCGTGCCGACATCGAGACCAATGCCGATCTCAGCCGCGCGCAGAAAGATGCGCAGCTTGAAATCCTCAACGGGCTGTTCGGCGTATCGGGCGAGATCGACGAGCAGGGCCGCATCATCGTGCGCGGCAACGAGGGGCTGTATGCGCAGATCCGCGAGCGCGAGGCGCAGTTTGAGGAAATCAGGCGCCAGGGTCAGTTGGACGCCGACACCGCGCGGGCGAAGGAAGACGTTCTTCGCAGCCAGCTTTCCATCACGTCCGACCGCGAAGAGCGCGCCCGGCTTGAGCGCCATATCCTCGAAATACAGATCGAGGCGGCCAAGGCCGAACTGCGCAACCAGATCGCGACGCTGGAACTGGCCAAGGGGCGCGAGAAGGAAGTCGCCCTGCTTCGCCAGCGCTTGTCCGACCTCGACACCATCCGCGCGAACGAAGCGGAAGGCATTGCCCGCGACAACGAAAGCCCGTTGCAGCGCTATGCCCGCGGGCTCAACGAAAGCGACCTTGGCGACGAAGCCGAGCAGCTGATCATCGACGAGATCGAGACGGTGCGCGGCGGTATCCGCGACGCCATTGCAGACGCGATCGGCACCGACGACCCGCTGATCACCGGGCTGCTCGATCTGCTGCTGCAGGACCTGATCTTCAAGCCGCTTGCGAACAGCTTGGCCAACGCGAGCGGCGGTGGGGGCGGCGGGTTTTTCGGTTCTCTGCTTTCCGGCATCGGTTCGATCTTCGGCGGCGCGCGCGCATCGGGCGGCTACGTCTCGCCGGGCACCATGTACCGCGTCAACGAAGGCTCAAGCCCCGGGCGGGTCGAGGGTTTCCGGCCGGCGGGCTCGGGCGAGATCATCCCGCTTGGCCAGATGAACGCGCTAGCGAATGGCGGGATGCGCTCGGCAGCGGGCGGGGGTGTCGCGGTCGTGCGCCTCGAGCTTTCCGGCGACATCGACGCGCGTATCGACCAGCGCAGCACCAACGTCGCAGTCGAGGTGCAGCGCGCAACGGCCCCGCGCCTGATCGATGCGGCGGCAAACGAAACCGCGCGCCGCTTTAGCAGGCCCAAGCTATGACCGAGATCATCGTCCCGAACGCTGACGACTTCCTGCTCGACAGCTTGCGCCTTCGCGCACCTGCACAGGTCAACCGGTCGACGTGGACCGGGCGGCGCAAGGTTATCGGCCTGGCGGGCACCGAAGTTTGGACCGGGCAGGCAACGATCGACCTGATCACGACCGAGGAACAGGAGCGGCAGTGGCGGGCGTTCCTGTTCGCGCTCGAAGGGCCGGTCAACTGGTTCCGCTGGCGCCTGCCGTGCAACAGCCATATCGGCCCGAAGCCGACCGTCGATGCAGGCGCGTCGGACGGGTACACGCTGCCCCTCACCGGCGGGCAACCGAACGCGCGGATCCTGCGCGCCGGCCAATTCATGACCGTGCCCCTTCCCTCAGGCCATGCCCGCGGTGTGTGCCTGACCGCAGACCTGCGCTTCGATGCGGCGGGGGATGCGACGGCTCAGTTCAAGCCCGCCTTAAACGAGACACCGACCGAGGGAGCTACGGTCGAGACGACCGACCCCTACGTGCCCATGAGCGCGGTCGATACCGAGCAGGGGCTCAACAGCGCGGACGGCGTTTCGGGCGCGACCTTCGATGTCGAGGAAGCGCTGTGAGCCTGCCCGACGCAACCTATTCGGCCGCGCTCGACGAGCCGATCGTCAAGCCTGCCTGGTTCGCTTTCCTCGATTTCGTGGGCGACCCGGTGCGCGCGAACACCAGCGGCAAGGACATCGTGCCCAGCGGGTCGGGCGATGCGGACCTCGACGGCGAAACCTTCGTCGGTATCTCGGGCGAACTGGTCGCGGTGTCACCGGTCAAGATCGGCGAAGGCGGCTCCGAGACGGTCACCGCGCAGCTGTCGGGCATTCCCGGTCTCGACGACGACGAGATCGCGCTGCTCAATGATCCGGCCAACTGGCGCAGCCGTGACGCCCGTCTCTGGAACATCGTCCGCAACTCCGCGAACGTGCAGCAGGGCGGCTTCCACTCCTACTACACCGGCAAGATGGTCGGCCTCACGCATTCGGGTTCGGGCGAAGGGCAAGTGCTCACGGTCACGATCGAGAGCTATCTCGGCGTATTCTCTGAACCGTCGAACAACACCTATCTCGATCAGGATCGCTACGACCCCGGCGATGAAAGCGCGCGGGCGGCCATTGCAATCGCGAACGGCAACTACACCGGTGCGCGGACTGGAAGCGGCGGCGGGGGTGGCGGGACCGGCCCGGGCGGGCGCGGCAATGTCTTCGGCGGCCCAAGGTACGATTACCTATGACGCGGCTACCGGATTGGGAGGCGCGGCTGTCCGCATGGATCGTGACCAACCGGTCGCGCGAGTTCGCGTGGGGGCAATGGGATTGCATCCTCATGGCCTGCTCGGCGGTCGAGGCACAGACCGGCGTTGATCCGGCTGCGGAATACCGCGGGCGCTACAGCGATGCGCGCGGCGCGGCCGAGGCCCTGCGCGAGCTCGGCAAGGGGACGCTGATCAAGACCGTCGATGCTGAGTTCGATCGGCGCCCGGTCGGGAAAGCGCGGCGCGGTGACCTCGTGATGTTCGAACAAAGCATCGGCGTCTGCGTCGGCGGCGCTGGTCTATTCGTGGGCGAAGAGCGCCTGACCGACGCGGCCGGCATCCCGATGCGCGCAGGGCTGGTCACCATCCCGCGCGCTTCCCTCACGCAAGCTTGGACGGTCTGATATGGGCAAGGTGGTCAAGGCCGTAGCTACAGTGGCAGCGATCGCGGCCGCGATCCCGACTGGCGGCACGTCCTTGCTCGCTCTTGGCCTCGGCGTCTCGTCGCTGGCGGCAACGGCAATCGCGGTCGGTCTCTCGGTCGGCGCGTCGCTACTGAACAAGCCCAAGTCGCCCAAGAACAGCCCCGAAGCGCTCGATCGCCTGCGCGCCAATCTCGACCCGCGAACGCCGCGAAAGACTGCGGTCGGCATCACCGCGCTTGCAACCGACATTCGCGACGAGGAATTCACTGACGACCAGACCTACTTTCACCGGTTCATCGTCTGCGCGAGCCATAAGGTCGAGAGCATCGACGAGATATGGTTCGACGACAAACGCGTCTGGTCATCGTCCGGCGGCGTAGAAGGCGAAGCGGTCGGCTATTTGACGGTCGCTACCCGAATTGAGGGCAGCGCGGGCAACGCGATCAACATCTCGAGCCGCATGGGTTCGACGCGGCGCTATACCGGCCTCGCCTACGTCCACCTTCGCTACAAGCTCACCGGCAACAGCAAAAAGGCCGAGAGCCCCTACGCTGGCGGTATCACGACCCGCATCACGATTCGCGGGAAAGGCGCTGCCCTTCCCGATCCGCGCGACCCGGCGCAGGACATGGACGATCAGTCGACATGGGCCTGGGATGCGGACGCTTGCCGCAATCCCGCGCTCGCCCTGCTCTTCTACCTGCTCGGCTACCGGATCACCAACCCGTCGACGAGCGAGGAACTGCTTGCAGTCGGCAAAGGCATCCCGGCCAATCGCATCGATCTCGACAGCTTCGCAGTGGCCGCGAATATCTGCGACGAGGAAATCGGCAAGGTCGGGGGCGGCACCGAGCCGCGCTATCGCTGCGACGGTGTGTGGAGCGAGGGCGACAGCCCGACCACTGTCATGGACATGCTCAAGGCCACGATGAACGCCGACCTCGACGACGTGGGCGGCAAGCTGCGCCTGACGATCTTTCACGACGACCTCGCGGACGTTGCGGCCGAGTTTGACGATGGCGACATCATCGACGCTTTCGAATGGCAGTCGGTCCCGCCGCTCGACCAGACCTTCAATATCGTGCAGGGCGCCTACACCGATGGCAGCGACGTGGGCCTCTATCAGCAGGTTGATTACCCGCGGCAGGAGGCCAGCAGCCCCGATGGCATCGACCGCATCAGCACGTTCAACCTTCCGATGGTGGAATCGGTCGGCCAGGCGCAGCGCCTTGCTGCCATGCGCCTCGAGCGCCAGCGCTATGGCGGCGTGTTCTCGGCAGAGTTCCAGGCGACTGCGTGGAAAGTGCAGAAGAACAGCATCGTCAAGCTGACCTTTGCGCAGACTGGATTCACCGAAAAGCTGTTCCGCGTAGCCGAAATGGAAATCAGGCAAGATGGCGTGGTGCCGATGACGCTGGTCGAAGAAAACACCGCGATCTACACCCCACCCTCGCTTGCCGCCGCGATTGCCCCGGTGGCCTCCACGCCGTATCAGCGCGCGCTGGATCCGCTGGTGCAGGCGCTTGGCGAAGTGGACGCACAGGCGGCGCGGCTCAAGCTATCGAGCAGTTACACCCGCGGTCTCGCCGGCAACATCACGCAGGTGCATGACGGCACGGGGACAGGCACCGTCACGGTCACCATCCCCGACCATACGCGGGTCTATGGCGACTCCTCCGAGGTCGCAGTGACCGGGGGCGACTTCACGCTTGATGAAACGACGAGCTACCTCCTGTCCTACGACGACGAGGATTTCGCGGGCGGTGAGCTAGGCGTGGACTTCGCCCTGGTTGAAATCACCCCCGGCACGGGCGGGCAAACCGGCGGCGACGCTTATTTCAGCGCGGCGAATCCCTACCGCCACTATATCGCGAGCATCAGCACAGTGGACGAGGCGGGTAATGGCGGCGGCGCTGGTGGGGCATCACCCCCCGGCGGAGGTGGCTGGGATAATGACGATCCCGGCGGCTCAATCCCCTAGCGGCGGTAAATTCCGCGCGGAGCCAGCGATACCTGTGCGATATGGCAAGCGCACCCGAAATCCACATCGTGGCCGACAAGCGGGTCCCGTTCGACGACACGATCCCCGAAATGGGCGTCGACTACTCAGGCGCGACCGCTTCGATGGAAATCCGCTCCGAGCCCGGCGCGCAAGGCAGCGCGCTCGTCTCGCTCGGCATGTCGGTGGCGGGTGGCGAAGGACTCGCGATTACGCATGACGCCGCCTACCCCGACCCTGAAACGGGGGAGGCTGATGACGCCACCATCGTGCAAATCATCGTCAACGAGACCACCCTTGAGGGCTTGGCCTATGGGGCCGACCAGTCCGAGGCGGTCACGCTCTATTACGACATCCACCTGACGCCGGATGGCGGGAAGAAGCTCGTCTTCTGCCGCGGTAAATTCATCGTTTCGCCGGGGGTTACGCAATGACGATCGCGGTCATCAAGAGGGCGCGCGGCGCCGTAATCAAGTCGGGTGTCAACAGCGCAGAGGTGCGGCGGCAGGCCGAAATTGCAGAAGCAGACGCCGACCGAGCCAAAGCCGAAGCTGACCGTGCGGAAACTAACGCCGGCTACACCGAAGAATTTCTGCAAGGCATCTCCTATGCGACCCAGGCAGATGGTGAGGCGGCGACCGCAGAAGGCCAGTTCTTTCGCGTCCCTGTCGGCACCACGCCGGAAACCTACGCACGCTATCAGCGCACGGCGGGCGGTTCGGTCGAGGCAGCCTCGCTCGCTACAACAGCAGACCTTACCTCCACCGATCCAGATAAGGGTGCCGCGATAGTCAAGCAGCAGGATGGCAAAAGCCTGGCATTCCTGCGCGCGGCCGCTGACATCACGCTCTATGTCAACGCCGCCACGGGGGATGACACGACCGGCGATGGCAGCAACGGGGCGCCCTTCGCTACGATACAGAAGGCCGTAGATTCTTGCCCCCGCCTCACCGATGGCAAGACGGTAGCTGTTGAGGTGGCAGCGGGCACTTACGCAACCAGTTCACGCGCCGCAGCCAGCATGGACCGCCCTGCGGTGGTTTATATTGATGGCGTTCGCATAGGTAGGCGCACGGCGCAATCCGGCTCTACTCTTTCAGGAGGGCTGATAATCAAGCTGGCGTCGGGCGCGAAGGTCACGCCAAACAGCACCTATCCGCGCGGGATATATGTTACCGGACATTGCGGCTCGGTTGGTATTGTCGGCGGTGAGGTTGAGGCTGCAACGGGAGCGGAGAGCCTGATTGTCGCGCATCGTGGATCGTATGTGCATGTCCGCGACACTGTTGCTGATGGCAATTCCATTTCCCCCCTTGGGCTTGTCTGCGAGGCAGGCGGCATCATGGAGTGCATTGACGTAACGGCTTCGGGCGCGACCAGTGCAGATGCGATTTGCTACGCCAATTCGTTCCTTCAAATGGCGGCACCTGGCGGGACCGCGACTGTCGAAAAAATCACGAATACCGGGCACGTTGATCTTGCTGTCGGCATGAGAACTACCGGAACTATTACTAACCGCGCCCGATTTACGATGACGGGGATTGGTTCTGCGCCGATCCTTGTTGGCGGCGGCTATGACGGCAAAGGTGGTTCGGTATATGGCGCAAGTGTGCACATTACTACACCGACCGCATCTATCGTCGCACAGTCCGAGCATTGGGCCTTAGATGCCCTGCACTCAAACGCGAAGCTCAACTTCCGCGCCTGCTCCGTCAATCTTTCGGCATTCCAATCTTATGTCGCTCCAGCGACCCAATCGACCCACTTGCAGCCAATCGCGCTTCTGGAGGACAGCACCCTCTCGTTCAGTTCCACAATCGACAACGTGAACAGTGCGGGCAGCCTTATCGGCCCCGACCTTTCAACGCAGGTTGTGACAGTTTCGGCTGACAGCGCAATCATTTCTCCGCAGATCACCGCCCGCCATCATATCATTCGACTAAACAACACGAAGGGGTCTTTGGCGACGGGCTGCACTCTGTCGCTTGATATGGGCTGGAAGTCTGGGCAGCGCATCCCGAACGGACAGCTTGTCACCCTCGTTAATCTTGGCGGGAACGGGGTTCAGATCATTAATGGCACGACCATGACGGGGGCAAACGGGTCGGCGGTTACTGTCGGCGCTTCCACAGGACAGAGGCGCTCGGTTACGCTTCTTTACCTGACTGACTACGGAAAGTGGATGCCTGTTTCGTTCGGAGAGACGGTCTAATGTCTGTCCGCTCCATCGCCTGCCTCGCTGTCATGTGCCTAGCATGGCCGATAAGCGAGTGCGCGTTTGACTTTGTGCAGGGCAGGAGGCGCGCGTGATGGACGACGTCCTCGCTCATACCTTCCCGCCCTCGTTTGAAGGCTCGCCGTGGTCCTACGGCTTCGCGCTTTTCAGCCTGACGCTGATCTGCGCGCTGTCGTTCGCGATGCTTCTGCAGTTCGTCTTCGAGTGGCACGCGCGGCGCGAGGCGCAGAAGATTGCAGTCAACCGCATCAGCGCGCCCATGCCGCTCGCTTCGCCGCTGGCAATCCATCGCTGGATCATTACCGGCTTCCTCGTCACGATCCTGCTCGGCGCCTTACCCGACGTGATGGTGCTGTTCATGTGGGGCGAGGCGCGCGACAGCACGATGGCGCGGCTGTTCATGATCGATCGCATCTGCGACGGCCTGACCATCTTCCCCTTGACACTCGCCGCGGTCTTGTCCGCCTGGGGAATGCAGGTGCTTCCTCAGCAGTTGGTGCGCGAGACGCGCGTGATGCTGCAGCGCCCGCGCTGGGAGACAATCAAGGCTCAGGCCAAGATTATCGGCACGGTCCTCGTGATCGCGGTCGGTGTGACGATAGCCAAGGCCGGGGCATGAAGGTTTCGACCGGCATCGCCATCGCCGCGCCTAGCCTGGGCCCGGCGATCGTCACCGTGTTTGGCATCGACGTACCCGTCATGGCGCTGTGCCTGTCGGTGGCTGGGCTCGTGCTCGCCCGGGTCGTCGCGCCGCCCCCGCTGCGCAAGCTTTCGCGCGTGCAGGAAGTGTCGCTGACGCTGCTCCTGCTCGTCGTCTTGTTCCTGATCGTAACTGGGGAGCTCGGCGGCGGTGATCCGCTGGGGCCGGGCATGGCAACCGTCTGGGGCATCGGCCTCGGGTTCTCTGGCCTGCTCACAGTCGAGTTCTTTGGCGAGCGCATCCGCGCGATGCTTACCGCTCTCATGGGAGGTGCGAAGTGAACATCAAGAAACTGCAGGAATCGCTCGGTGTCACGGCTGACGGCATCGCCGGACGCGGCACTTTCACCGCGCTGTTCCGCAAGCTTGGCGCTTCGCAGGAGCGCGCCGAAGAACTGGCGCTGTCGGCCAATGTCCACTTCCCCGCCTACGGCATCATGGACAGCGCGCTACGCCTGGCGCACTTCATGGCGCAGCTGTGCCACGAAAGCGGCTCGTTCCGGTATATGGAAGAGATCGCCAGCGGTGCAGGATACGAAGGCCGCGAGGATCTCGGCAACGTCTATGCGGGCGACGGGCGGCGTTACAAAGGGCGCGGCCCGATCCAGCTGACCGGGCGCGCGAATTATCGAACCTTCGGCCGGCGCATCGGCATCGATCTTGAGCGCCACCCCGAGATTGCGGCCATCCCCTCGATCGGTCTGCACACAGCGCTGGAATACTGGCGCGACCGGGGGCTCAACGCATGGGCCGACCGTGACGACGTGCTGACGATCACGCGCAAGATCAACGGCGGCACGAACGGGCTTGCCGACCGCAAGCATCACCTCGCCAAGATCAAGGGATGGCTGCTGTGACCGAGCTTCCCCGCCACGTTGTCGGCGCCGCCGTCATGGTGCTGTGCGGAACGATGATCGCGGCCCTGTTCTTCGTCGAGATACCCGAGGGCAACCGCGACATTGCGATGGTCCTTCTGGGCATCGGCATGGGCTGGGGCGGCTCGGTCGTGCAGTTCCATTTCGGCTCGAGCGAGGGTTCGAAGCGCAAGGACCGGCGGCCGCAGGGAACGCCAGCGGATCCCGTACATGTGGAGGATGACCAATGATCGGCGACAACAACGGCCCGCTTATCTGGCAGGGTATCAAGAACCGGGTGCGCGAGTGGGTCGCCGATTACTGGCTGATCGCCGTATCGCTCGTGCTGTTCTTCGCCGGGCTCTGGGTGGGAGGCTGGCAGTGATCACGAACTTCCTCGCGCCGCTGACGCACAAGCTATTCGCCGGCGCCCTCGGCATCGCGCTGGTCGCAATTGGCGTCCTCTGGTGGGCAAACGGCGACAAGGCGGGACGTATCGAAGGGCTGCAGAAAGATTTGGCCGGCGAAGAGGCTCGCCATGCTGTCACACGCCAGTCGGTCGGCACGCTCGAAAAGGTGATCGCCGATCTCAACGAACAGGCAGAGCAACGCGCCGCGGCATTCGCAGAGGCGCAGGAGATGGCCGAGAAGCGCGAAAGCGAACTGGCTGCGGCCCGGCGCTCGTCCAACGCGGCAATCGCACGGCTGCGCACCCTGTCGCAGCGTGAGGGGCAATGCGCGGTGCCCGATAATCTGCGCGAACTTGCGGAGGGTTTGTGATGGAAGTTGTAAAGCTATCCTTGACGACTGCTGCGCTCGCCTTGCTGGCCGCCTGCAACACCGCCGAGCCCGGCATCGAAGTCCGCACGGTTGAGGTCGTCCGCGAGGTGCAGAAGCCCTGCCCTGGCACGCCGCCGGTGCGCCCCACGCCGCTCGGGCCGCTCATGGCGACCGCCGAAGCCGCCCTTGCACAAGCGCTGGCCAAGCTGGCCGAGTATTCCGCGCCCGGTCAATTCGCCGATCAGGCTGGTGCTTATGTCGAGGCGTGCCCGCCGGCTCAGTAGCCAACGGCAAGAAACATGAGGGTTATATGCCCAATCAATCACCCCCACGATGAGCCCCAGGCCGATAAGCACCTGGACTGGCTTAGGTAGGCGCATTGGATACCTCGAGCATAGCGCGGTAGATGTCCTCGGGATGGCCGCTGTCCAAGTCTGCAATCGGTAGGCCCGCGCTAATCATCGCTTCCGTAGGTTCCGCAGGGACCACAACGAACCCGGCTTGCTTGATTGCTGCTAGGGCGGCGTCGGCGTTGCGCGGGTAGCCTTCACTGTTCGGGATGGTTTCTCGGCTCTTAACCTCCGGCCATCCTCCTGCCTTGCGGTCATCGTTCAGCAGCGCGAGCGCTATCACTTCTCTAAGATCATCCATGTTTGCTGTGGTGGTCGCACTCTTCGATGCACAGCGCCATGCGGGCGATAACAAAACCAGTTTCTGGCGTCTCACTCTGCGCCGACTGTTCCCGCAGCCACTCGACAATCGCCGCGCGCTCCCGTTCTGCCTCAGTCATGGCTGGCGTCCTTGGGGGCAAGGGTGCTTTCGATCATATCCTCCGCACAGAGCGCCCCCAGCCAAGTGAGAATCATCACGGCAAAACCAATCAGCGGATGCCCCTTATCGGTGAACCAAGCTAAGGCGGTCATTCCCGATGCCGCGCAGGAGATGGGCACAGCGACATAAAATATCCTTCGCACGATCGTCATCCATTTATCTGACATTGGTGTCTCCTGTGGCTAGGCGGGCTGCTTCCACCACTTGCGCTTGTTGCAGCGGGTGCAGATCAACTTGCTCAAGCGGTGCGTCTCAAAGCGCGGGTGGGTCGGGCGCCATCGGTGCAGCCCTAGGTAGCAAAGCAATCGCACGGCTATTCTCCTTCACTACTGGCTAGGCGGTAAGACAGGGGTCGAAGGCCCAACTTGAACCTTGGACCGTGAACGAAACGGGAAACTATGCCACCATGTGACAGGCGCGTGTGGGAGAAACCCACGGGAATGCGCTGTGTGTCGGCAGGGTAAACGTTTTCGGGAGGCAGGGGCCGGAGGTTCGAATCCTCTCTCCCCGACCACGTTTTCCGCCATTCTTGGCGAAAACCTACAGGGGTCGAAGGTTCAAGGCGAACCTTCATGCCGCCCCGCCGATGGCATTAGCCACGCCGCGCAGGTGATCCGGTGAATACCTGGCGTAGTGCTTTTGGGTCGTCCGGTCGTCGTCATGCCCCATGAACTGCGCCAATTCCGCCATGCTTACGCCAGCTTCGGCGGCCCAAACCGCGCCGGTATGGCGCAGCGTATAGGGCGTCGCGTGGACATTGCTCCTTTTGCTGGCCGCCTGGAACGCCTTCTTCACGCTTCCAACCTGTTGCCCGCCGCGCTCTACCACGTATTCGCAGGTGCGCGCCTCATAGGTCGTTTGCAGCGCCGCGAGCAGTTCGTCGCTGATCGGGACGATGGTGCGGCGCTTCGCGGTTTGCGCCCTTCCCGGTTTGCGGAAGTCGATTTGCCTGCGCATGAAATCGACGCGCTCCCATGTAAGATCGAGAATAGCT